CAGAAGAAAACTGCCTAAGACTAAAGAAAGCACAAAAGTTGTATATGTTTGGAATGAAAGTAGCAGCAGTTAGTGTGATGTGTCAAGACCCAGATGTATGGGAAGCAATGATGTCAGCTGGGACTCCGTGCCCCATAGATGGGCTCATAGGACAGCAAGCTAAAGATGCTTGGGCGGTTAAGACAGACCAAATACCAATGCCACCGGAGGAAGATGAAATTACTGCACAAGAAAAACGTGATAAGGCTCTTAGCATTATGGGCACTGTTGCAGCAGCCTTCATATTCTTCTAGTTATATCTTTGGATATACAGGCAATGCTGCTTTAGATAGCCTGTCTTGGACAATGACTACTCCAATATTAGGAGTTAGTGTTGAAGAAGGACTAGACATAAGCGGAGTAATATATAATTACACAGCTGTTAAAGAAGTAGAAGATGACTTTACAGTTACAATACAAAATGAAAATGTAGATGGTGGTTACATATTTCAAGAAACAGATGATTGGTCAGGTAAACACGGTATGCGAATACAGAAAGTCATACCCCTACCTTATACACCTATAGAAGAATTTGGTGATGGAAGTATAGCTACAACTGGAACAGGTAGCGTAGAAGATGCAAGTGTTCTTTATATGTACAGGTTTGATGGTTGTCGTAATCCACAGAACGACAAAAGCTGTCCGGGTTATGTAGAGCCAATGCCTGTAATACCTAAGATAGAAATATATGACGCACTAGATGATGACGCAGTTATAGATGCTACTGAAAAAACTGATAGTGATTTATATGAGAAAGAAGAAGAGGAAGAAAGAAAAGAAGAAGATGAAGAGGAAGATGAGAACCGTTTAGAACTAGCAATGGCTGCATCCGAAAATGCTTTAACTATAGCTAACTCAGTATCTCAATCAGTTCTTTTACAAACAATAAATAACGCTACTAATGTAAACACTTATTATGCAGCGACAGTTCCCGGAGGAATATACAGGGAATCTATTTCATTGGACGGAGGAGAGGTGGTTGATAATAGAAAAGCATTAAGAAGTTTAGCTCAAGACAACTTACATAATCAAATGATAGAGGAACAATACAAATGAAAAAATTATTAATAACATCTTTGGTACTTGCCTTAGCCGGTTGTTCATTACTTATGCCTAAAAAAGTAGAAGCTAACACAAATATTAATGGCACAGTAGAATCAAGATGTACAGTCAATACTGATACAGTTGGTTACTACGGAAACCCCAACGCATATACACTAACTACATTACCTGCTAGTGCTGGTCAAGTTCCTATTGTGCGTATTGATTCGTCACTAGCCAATGCTTACAAAGCTCAAATAAGTTACCCTACATCTTTTAGTTCAAGTCCAAGTTTAAGTGACACCGTTGTATGGACAGGAGCAGTAGCAGTAGCACAGACATCATCTACAGATATGAGTGGTTATCAAGCAGCAAGTACAACAGCAGATGGTGGTGCAATGCGAATTTATCCTCTTACTATAGCAGGAACAACTTGGTTTAGTGTTTCTTCACAAGCTACCTATGGTGGTGGACAGCAAAAAGCATTCCCGGGTGGTTCATATACAGCAGTAGTAGTAGCTGAATGTGTCGCTCAGTAATACTGTGCTTACTACTATGTGGTAATGTAGTAGCACATGAAATGACACCCACTTACCCTAAGTGGCAAATGTCAGAAATAGAAGGAATAAAGAAAACCACAATGGAAATGTTTAATAAAAGAGCAGATGTCCAGTGGTATCAGATAGGAATATTTGATAAAGAGTGGGAATCCATTCCTTTTGTAACTAGGTATAAAATATTAAATATAGATTACTTGAGTCATGTAAAGTTTGATGTTTATATAAACGAATCAAACTCAAAGAAAGCTGAATACATTTGCTCAACATCTAAGCTTAGAGGAAATAATAGTAGTAAACCTATTGTAGAATCTAAGATATGTTCGAGGTTTAAGTGAGTTGGTTACGGTATGTTTTATTGTTGTTATGTACACAAGCTATAGCAGACAGTACCTCAATAAACTTTTCTTTACCTAGTGCAAATATAAATAGCGGTACAGACAGCATAAGAGCTGGTGAATTAGATTGTAAAAATAGTATTGGTGGTTCAACAAACTTTGAACTTGGAATGACAGGAGTAATTAACAACGCAGTTACTCCGCTTATAGGCAAAGAAGGTAAAGACCCACAAAGTAAAGACATTGGAGTATACGCTAGAATTATTATTCCTTTAGATGGACCCAGTGAAAGAATTAACTGTAATACATTGTATCAGTTAGAGTTACAAAGAAGAAGATTAGAAGTAGAAAGACTAAGACAAGAAATAGAATATTTAAAACAGATGCAAAACAATAATGACTTTGACAACTGATGGCAGACCTAGAAGAATTAGTAAGCAAAGGCGAAGGCATAAAAGATAAAAAGCTCAAGCTGTTTGGTCTGCGTGTAAGTGGTACAAGTATAGTCGCAGCATTTGCGTTTATTTCAACGATTGTTGGTACCCTGTACGGTGGGTTCCTTATGTATCAGAAAGTCGAAGGAATCGCAAATTTGGACCTTGGAGCTATAGAGTCACAAATGAAAAAGACTTCTTCTGATGTATTAAGAATTGAAGAGCATGCTAACGCTATAAAAATAGAACTAAAAAAAGACATGACTGATTTAAGAAATAGTCAATGGAATTTAGAATCAAAGGTAGACGGTAAGCTACAGTCAGTTGACACTAAACTTACTAATTATGATGACAAACTAGACAGGTTTGAAATCAAAGTAGATAAAACAAAACAAGACTTAAACAAAAGAATACAAGAGTCTTTAGATAACCCACTAGCAAACTAGGAGCAGATTATGATGAAGAAGAAAAAAGGTAAAGGTAAAGGCGGTAAAGGAAGAAAAGGTTACTAATATGAAAGGTGTAAAACATTATAAAAAAGACGGTAGTGTTCATAAAGGTGGTATGCACAAAATGAAAGATGGTACTTTACATTCTGGAAAAACACATACTGCTTCCAGTACAAAATTGTTTCATTATGGCGAGCTTAGTAAAAAAGCAAAAGCTAAAGCTAAAACATCTTGGAGTAGATAATGTCGGTAACATACAGAGGTGAAACTTTTGCAGGGTATAACAAGCCTAAGCGTTCATCTAAAGGTAAGAAATCTCATGTAGTTCTTATCAAAGATAACGGTAAAGACCGTATGATTAGGTTTGGTGAAAAAGGAGCTTCTACCGCAGGTAAACCTAAAGCTGGTGAGTCTGCTGCAATGAAAGCTAAACGTAAATCATTTAAAGCTAGGCACGCTAAGAACATAGCTAAAGGTAAAACCAGTGCAGCATACTGGGCAAACAAGGTGAAATGGTAATGGCAAAACGAGGACTGTACGCAAACATTAATGCTAGGAAAAAAGCTGGCACAAGTAGAAGTAAAAAGAAATCTACTATCAGCAAGAAAGCCTATGCTAATATGAAGAAAGGATTTAAAAAGAAATGAGTGATGAGCTTAGTAGAATGCAATTACAATTAGACAAACACTCTGGACAAATAGCAAAGCTGTTTAGCAAGATTGATGACACTAATTTATGTATACAAAAAATTAACACTTCACTACTTCAAATTAAGTGGGGTGTGTTTGGTGCATTTGCTTGGTACATTATAGGACAAGTAGGGATTATAGAGGCAATGAGGTTAGCAATATGATAGCATTATTAACAAACGTAGCACCAATAGCTTTAGGTTTTGTAGCTAAGTTGTTTGCTTTAAAGAGTCAAGCAGCAGCAGAAAATCAAAAGTTAATGATACAGAATTTGCAAGCACGCAATGATTCTATTAACCAAGCAAGGGACAGAGCAGACAAAGAAAGTCCTATGGCTGCCCTTAATAGACGAGTAATTATATTTGTTATATTAGCACTTATAATATTTACACAAGTAGCTCCAGTATTTTTTAATGTGCCTACAGTAATACCTAATACTATAGAAGGCTTTAATTTTCTTGGTATTCAGTTTACACCAGATGTAGTAGAATACATACAAATACAAGCTGGTTCAGTATTAAAGATGGATGAAATCTTTGGGTGGGCAACAATGATTATAGAATTTTATTTTGGTGCACAATTAGCCAAGGGGAAGTAGATGACATATAGACAAATTATTAATTCAGTGTTACGTAGATTAAGAGAAGATACTATTGCTGGTGACTGGTCAGGAGATTTAATAGATTCTACTACTGCATCAGACTATCAAATATTAATTGGTGACTTTGTTAATGAAGTTAAAAGAGAAGTAGAAGATGCTTGGGACTGGACATCACTAAGACGTGTAGAAACAGTAGCTACTGTAGCTGATACACGTAGCTATAATTTACCTAGTACATCACAACGTACTAGAACATTGTCAGTACAAGAACAAGAACAAGGACAAATGTTACAAGGTGTACCTGATTCATGGATTAGGTCTACACAATATCCTAGTCCTGACAGCTCAGGTGTTCCTTCTTACTTTTCTATTAATGGAACCAGTAGTGGTCTATTAACAGCTCAGATATATCCTAAGCCTAACGGTGTTTATAACATAAATTTTTATTTACTAGACCCACAAGATGATTTAACAAATTCAACAGATGTCTTGACATGTCCAGAGTTTCCTGTTATAATGGGGGTATGGGCACGAGCTATAGCTGAACGTGGTGAAGATGGTGGAACACTATCAGACATGGCACAGATGCAATATCAACAAGCATTGTCAGATGCAATTCAACAAGATGTAGGCAGACACTCAGATGAGGTAATTTGGAATGGCGTCTAAACCAATACAACCTTTAGTATTAGATAACATTGGAATATACGGATTAAATAAACAATCCTCCCCTTCTAGTTTATCACCACAATACTTAACAGCAGCTAACAATGTTATGTTAGATGAAAAAGGACGTGTTACTACTAGACAAGGAATTAAACAAATAACAGATAACATTGGCGAAACACAAGCTAACGCTACTCCTGCTACTAACACACTACAAATTAAATCATTAGGTGAATATAGAAGTGCGACAGGAGCTACTACTTTATTTGCTGGTGCTGGTGCTAATGTATATAAAGTAAATACAGCAAATACTCCTGACACTTTAGACATTCAAACTTTTGCAGGTGGCACAACTAAGACTGACGGTAACTGGCAATTTACAAATTTTAATAATCAATTTTATGGTGTACAAGCAAGTAATAAACCTATTAATTATAGTGGCTCTGCTTGGTTAGATTTAGAAGATGTAGCAAGTTATGCTGCTCCTTCTGGCGTTACTAATTTTACACCTTCTTGTATTCTTGGAGAGTTTGGAAGAATTTGGACAGGAAATATCGGTGAAACTAAAGATGTTGTTTATTATTCAGATTTACTTATTGGACATAAATTTCAAGGAGGTCATTCAGGTTCTCTTGATTTAAGAAATGTATGGGCAGGAGATGAAATAGTTTCAATTAATGGGTTCATGGGTAAGCTAGTTATTTTTGGTAAAAATAATATAGTTATATTTAATGGTCCTTGGTCTGTTGCTTATAATTCTGAAAGTTCAGACTTTGCATTAGATGAAGTTATTGAGGGTGTAGGTTGTGTAGCTAGAGATTCAGTTCAGTTAATTGGTGATGACATTGTATTCCTAAGTTCATCTGGTGTTCGCTCATTAAGTCGTACAATGGTACAAGATAAAATGCCATTACAGGATTTAAGTTTAGCTGTTAAAGACGAAATAAGAGGACACATTGTTACTGCTGATTTAACTAAAGTTAAAGCACAATACGACTTATCTACTGGTTCTTATTTATTATCTTTTGGTGATAGAAATATTGTTTATGTGTTTGATTTTAAAGCAATGACTCCTGATGGTGGTCCAAGAATAACAACTTGGAACTTTGATTCTAAAAGAAATCCTGGAGCTTTTCTATCAACAGACGATACTTTATATGTGGGACTAGGAGCTTTAGATTATGCAGGAAGAGTAGCTACTTATTCAGGTTTTTATGATTTAGAAAAAGAAGATGTTACTGCTAGTTATGGCAATCAATCAGCATGTACAACTGCTGGTCATGTATGGGAATCTAGCACAAGTAAATGTTATAAAGACATTAACAATACTTATCAATCAGATTTTAAAACTACATGGCTAGACTTTGAACAACCGGGAATATCTAAGTTTTTAAAAAGATTTTTAGGTACTTGGTCCGGTGGTAAAAATATGGATGTAACATTAAATTGGTACAGAGATTATAGTGTTTCTCCTGATTCTTCTAACTTTACTTTAGACCCTACAGCTGGAGGCACAGAATTTAAATATGAAGCTCCAAGTGCAAGCGGTACAACTTTGTATGGAAGTGCTAAGTATGCTCCTGCGTTTCATCCTAAAGAATATAAAGTTTCTTTATCAAGAGCAGCTAAGGTTTTAAGATTAGAAGTAATACAAACAGTAAAAGGTTTTAAAGCCTCTTTATTAAATATGAGTATTTGGGCAAAACAAGGGAAAATAAGATGAGTCAATATAATTTAGTAGTACAATGGTCAG